TCAAGAACAATCAACATGGATTCTTTTTTCAGACAAGGAACAATCGAGTTTAGAGCTCATCAAGGCTCAACCGATTCAGAAAAAATTAGAAACTGGATTGTTTTTCTTTCAAGACTTTTCACTACTACTAAAAAAGTTTCTGCTGTTTTTGGACCAAGGTTTAAAAAATCTGAGGCTTGGAGATTTAGAGAGGCTTTCTACTACTTCATAGATAAAGATGCCGATATTCTAAATTACTATACTCAAAGAGCTACTCACTTTGGTTTCGACTGGGCGAAAGATATAGATAAAAATTATTCTCCTGCTCTTGATAATAAATTTCTAGAAGATGCAGGAGATACTCAATTTCTTGCAGGAATCCCACCATCACAAGGAGGTATGTAAAATGACTAAATTTAAAAAATTAAATATTCAAAAACTTTACAAGTGCCAAGATGGTCAAGTCTTTTTAGCAAAAGATTTTGCCGACTTGGTTGAAAAGATGCGACATGATGCAAGGATGTATAAGTTTGAAAATAATTCCGATTATATGGAATTTGTTCATGCAAATACTTATGCTTACAACGGACATTCGTTAGACATTTCTAACGAAGAAAGTTTTGTTCTTAGCATGATTGATGTCGGGTTAATTTCTGAAGTAAGGAGGGATTCATAATGTTATATTTTGCTTACGGAATGAATACTAATGCTGAGCAAATGGCAACAAGGTGTCCAGATGCAATAGCACTCGGAAGATTTAACTTGAAAAAATTCAAGTTCGTTTATCGAGGAGTTGCTGATGTTGTTCATACTGGAAAAGAACATGATAGTGTTGATGGAGTTTTGTGGAACATAACTATAAAATGCGAAAAGTCATTAGATAGTTTAGAAGGTTATCCAAATTTTTATACTAAAAATTACATTAACAGAGGCAAGAAAAGAATCATGTTTTATATTATGACAAAGCAACACGCAAGAGGTCTTAATTTGCCTAGCGACTATTATCACGATATGCTCGAACAGGGATATAAGTATTTCAATTGTGATGCAGGTCAGCTTTATGATGCTATTGATGAGGCTTATCAATATTATAATGAAGATAAAATGTATTATGCACAAGAAAAGTTTGATATGTCTGAAGTATATAATCAATGGCCACCTAAGAGATGGTATGATTAAATGTTGCATGGATTAGTTAAAACAAGTAAACTACATATCTATGGCAACATACACAACAGTACCAAAAGTTTACAGTTTGTATCCACGAGTCGGTAGTTTAAGTTCTGTCAATTCACAAGCAGTAGATTTCTATATCAATCAAGCTGAAAATGAGATTAATGGTTATTTGGTAAATAATTACACATTACCATTCAGCTCAACACCTCCAATAATAGAAAGCATTAGCACAGAGTATGCGTTAATCAAAATTCTGGAAAGATTCTTTACGCAGGAAGTACAAAGCGAGAATTCTTGGGTAGCAAAAAGAACAGATAAGGTATTCGACTTTTTAAACAAAATAAATTCAGGAGAGCTTGGATTATATACTTCTTCTATGGATTTAATCACTTGGAATGCTGGAGATACAATATTTTCAAATACTATGGAATACAATCCTACCTTTACAATGCTTGATGAAACTCTACAGCAAATAGATTCAGATAGATTACAAGATGAGTATGACGCATATCAATTAGAAGAATATAATCCTTATTATTAATGGGTCAAATAACAGCAAAAGGCAATAAGCAAGTACAAAACAAATTAGCAAAACTTGCTAAAGGAATAGGAAATAAAAGACCAGTCCTTAAAAGGATAGGAGTCGCTCTTGTTAAACAGGTTAATGAGCATTTTCAAAAGCAAGGAAATGAGCAAGGAGGATGGGCTCCGACTGTTAGAGGTGGACAAATTTTAAGAGATACAGGAAACCTCGCAGGTAGTTTTGTGTTTGAAGTTAAAGATGATTCAGTACAAGTAGGTAGTCCTGTTGATTATTCTGAATGGCATGAGTATGGAGTACCAGAAAGAAATTTGCCTGTTAGAAGAATGTTGCCTTTGCCTAAAACAGCATCAAAAATAGCAGAAGAAATAATAAAGAAATACATCAAGGATTTAACAAAGAAATAAGGTAAGATATATAAATGGCTACAATTGATTATTTGGCAATAGAAAACAGCATTAAAACACTCCTAGAGGCAGATTCAGACACAAGTGGATATAACATTTATGTTGAGCCTCAGGAAAATGTAAGAACAGATGATTGTCCATTAGTGCAGATATATCTGGATTCTTGGGAAAGTCCTATGGATGATGAGCTTATTGGTGGAGCGAATCCAATTAGAACATTTCTTACAATTACTTTATGGTTGTACGACTTCTCATTAGAGAATTTAGCAGGAGCTACCAATAGAGATTCAATGTTAGCGAATGTTAAAGATGTATTGAAAGCTAATAGAGATTTGGCAGGAAATGTTGTAATAGCAACTTTTGGTGGTGGTCAATTTGATAACCAAAAAAACAACGCAGGGATGGGATTTTTTAAGGGAGTATCTTTGCAATTAGTTTGCGAGGTAAGAGAATAATGAAAACCGAAGTAGAAATAACATGGCAAAAGAGTGGAATATATATTGTAGGATGGGGAGAGGCAACTAAAGGTAAGAAAATCACTGTTCCTTGTGAAGTTGCTGACACTTTAATTGATGAAGGTCTTGCAAAACTCTCAAAGCAAAGTAAAATAAAGAAAACAGATAAAGCATCTGAAGGAGAATAATAATGGGTTACGGAATCGGTGGATATTTAGGAATGAAAGAGCAGTCAGCTTTCGGAACTGCTGCTACAAGTCCTGTCTATATCCCTTTTGTATCTGAATCATTAACAGAAAATAAAAACTTTTTACAAATAGAAAACATTAGAGGAGTATATGATGCTCCGAATGATGTTCAAGGCATCAACAATGTAACAGGAGATATTGTATTTGAGCCTCATCCAATTTATGTAGGGCATTTTTTAAATTCAGCAGTAGGCAATCCTACATCTACTTTAACAACATCTTTATATGTGCATGAATTTCTACCAAGACAAACAGATTTTTCAGTAGATTGTGCATTAACACCATACACATTATATCTGTATAAAAGTGTAGGTAGTGCTTATCAAATTGCAGATGCTTGTATATCTGCTTTAACAATAGAAATAACTGCGGGAGCAATTTTAAGATGTACTGCAACAGTTCATGGTAGAGCTTATGCAAAAACAGCAAAAGCAACTCCAAGTTACATTGCTGCTGACCCATTTACATGGAATCAAACATCAGTACAAGTTGCTGGAGCTGCTAATGGAGAATTTGAATCTGCAACGATAACAATTGATAATGGATTAGAAGGAATACCAACACTTAATGCGTCAACAAGTGAAGGTAAAATATTACGAAATGGATATAGAACAATTACTGTTGCTGGCGACCAATCCTTTGATACGCAATTACAAGAAGGAAAATTTAGAGATGAAACTGACCAAAGATTTCAATTTACTGTTACTGGACCAACAGTTGTAGGACATACAAATCAATACGAATATTTAGATATTGATTTACCTCAAGTTAAATATTCAACATTTGCATATCCTATTGGTGGAGCAGGTAGAATAACAGCATCTTACGAAGGTAAAGCACAATACAATACAACTAGCTCTTATGCAATGAGGGTAACTCTAGCAAATACATTGGCTAGTTATTAATTTTTAAGGAGGCTCTATGAAGTTCAAATTAGCAGGAAAAGAATTTGATGTGCAACCAGCAAAGACTGGCTCTGTTTTACAAGTAGAAGAAACACTAGGAAAAAGTCTAGGTCAAATTGGAGAAAATTTCACATTCAGCGACATCATTGAAATTGTAAATATAGCATTACAACAATCGGACAAAGAAATGACTAGCGATTGGTTGAAAGACAATACTTCTATATCGGATATGCCAACATTTAATGAGGTCGTTGCTCATTTTTTGGCAGTACCGAAATAATAAACAAAAATCTATTAGATATCATTGATGTTTTTGGTGTAGAATATAACTGGAGTAAGAAAGATGTTCT